GAAGATGGGAATTAACCCCTCTACTGCTATTACCTGTGTTAAACCATCAGGCACGGTATCTCAATTAGTCGATAGCGCATCTGGTATTCACCCTAGACATAGTGACTACTATATTCGCACAGTAAGGGGGGATAATAAAGACCCACTAACACAGTTTATGATACAGAGTGGTATCCCCTTTGAACCGGCTATAGGTAATGAGGAGAACATGACTGTTTTCTCCTTCCCTGTTAAGTCACCCAAGGGCGCTCTTACAAGAAATAGCCTTACTGCTGTAGAGCATCTGGAGCTATGGAAAACATATGCAGAGAATTGGTGTGAACACAAACCATCCATTACTATTTCCGTAAGGGAACATGAGTGGCTGGAGGTTGGCGATTGGGTGTACAAGAACTTCGACTACATCTCTGGTGTATCGTTCTTGCCACACTCTGATCATACCTACCAACAAGCACCTTATACAGAGTGTAGTAAAGAAGAGTATGAGAGTTTAGTAGAGAAGATGCCTGAAACAATTAAATGGGAAGGGCTAAAAGAAATAGAAATAGAGGATACCACAACGGGTTCTCAAGAACTTAGCTGCACAGGCGAAGTCTGTGAAGTTGTAGATATAGGAGTATAATATGAACAAGATAGTTTTATCTGTTATTGGACTTACCGCTGCTGGAGTAGTAATTGGCGTTCTAACCACCGCATCCGCAGCATCTGTGAGTAGTGATTGTGGTTATGACGAAGACGGGTATTTCCGTCTTGGTAATGGTCAGGTAGCTGCTAGTGGAACATGGGAACATGCTAAAGGGTGTGCTATGAAAGGCATACTACCCTCTGTAGTTGCAGAGCGTCTTGGTAGGCTTGGCTCTGACAGTGTGCAAGAAGAAGCAGAGGCGCTGCGAGAAACAAACACTCGCATCCAAGAGGAAAGGAAGAAGAGGGAGGTAGAAGCACAGCCTCTTCCCCCTACTAACTAATGATTAAAGAAATCCAGATTACTGAGGACATGCGGCAAGCGGCTGATCGTAAGGCTTTTATGTTAGGAGAGCTAAACAATTCGATCATGCGCGGCAACGGTTCTCATTCTGGATATCTGGGGGAGATGATAGTCGTAAGCGTTCTGGGTGGCAAACTTGCAAACACCTTTGATTACGATGTTGTTCTTGATGACGGAACTAAAGTAGATGTGAAGACTAAGAGAACATCCTCTCCCCCCAGACCTTACTACTCCTGCTCTGTAGCCAAGTTTAATACAAAGCAAGAGTGTGATGAGTACGCTTTCGTAAGAATAAAGTATGACTTGAAAGTGGGCTGGTATCTGGGAAGGATACCAAAGGCTAATTTCTATGACTTAGCTACCCATCACAAGAAGGGAGAGCATGACCCGGACAACGGGTTTATCTTCAGGGCGGATTGTTGCAATCTGCCTATAAGCTCTCTGGCATGACCTATTTCCTGATAAATTTTATGACACTTTTACTAGGTCTATGCATATACCTAGCCCTGCCAGCTAAAATTACCCAAGGCACTAGAGTATTAGTAACGATGTTGATAACATCAATAGTAGTATTGTTAAAGGTTTTATACGATGTCAAGCAAATCTGATGCCCTGTTATATAAAATGTCTGTATCCCTAACGAAAGATGGAAACATAGCTATAGACTTTGAAGGCCCTCCTGCCGCAGAAGATATTGAACAGGCATTTGATGATTGGAATCCAGACTTTGAAAACACAAAAAAAATAGTCTCGCTGGTGGAATACCTACGAGACTATAGTAATAGACAATACGATGATTTAAAGAGTTTTATTTTTTAGGCGGCTCTTTCTTTTCTTTGGGTTTAATAGCTTTCTCATAGTAGATTATGAGTTCTTTTTGTTGTTGAATATACCTTTTTAGTTCTGCCATGTTTAGTGCTAGTGTTTCATAGTCGCGCACACTCACGGCATAAAATACCATGTCGCCATTTTCTTTTTCAAACGTCTTCTTGAAATCCGCAAAGTTCCTATCCGTAACTACATAGAAATATATGTTGTTCAGGCTAACACTTTTTGGTCTAGCCTGTGCAGGAATCTTGCGCTCTACCTCTATCGTTTTTACTTCAAGGGGCAGGACTTTTTTGAAGCTGCTGCACCCCGCCGCTAGTAGCGGGAGGAGCAATAGCACCAGAAATAGCTTCAAAGGACTCAAAGAGTTTCTTAGTTCCATTGTTAATCTTCTTCTCTACAAGTTTTGGTTTCTTCATACTTAGGACTAATAGGTTGTGCTTACGCAGCTTACCGATTAGTGTATCTCTGTAGTTATTAGCCGATTGCAGTTTCTTTTGAAGTTCGTTGTTTAGTTCTTCAAACTTCTCACGGTCTTCAATCATAGCGTTGATCGTATCATCCTGCATCTTCTTTGCAGTCTCTAGCTTGGCGTTGTTCTCAGTGAGGGTCTGTATCCTCTCTTGAGTATCCTTGTAGTAATAGTATCCGCCATAGCCTACGCCGCCGACTAATCCCAGCACGACTATAAGTATGTATATCTTAATCACTTCTTAGCACTCATGTAAGCGGTCATTCCCATGTACGCTCCAACCACACCTGCCTGTCCAATGTAGAAAAGCCCAAACAGGTCGGAAAGTGCTTTAATCCGGGTGTCAGGAAATATAGGCAGAAACACCAGAGCAGTGAACACAAGCATGGATACCATAGCTACCCACGCCATCTTCTTCTGCGCTTCCATCTTTTCCTTCTTCTCCAGAGCTTCCATAACGGCTAACTCCTTATCGCTAACTACCCCGTCATTGTCGAGGTCCAGTTCGCTGTACTCGCTGTCTGGCTCCAGCTTCTTCTGTTCTCCCATGTGATACCTCCACCGTTTCTATTACGGCTTCTATGTTGTGGTGCCAGTGATCAAGAAAATGGTGTACTCTTGGATACTCAGGTACAATGTCAAGTAACTGCCACATAAACTCTTGCAGTATATTATTGTAGTCTGGCATCCAGTAGTACACCTTTAGTATCACTGGTTCTTTTTTTATATATAGTTTAACCAAGCTTATTTTTAGCTTTGATAATATTCATACCAAATACGTTGATAGTGCTAAGAATAGCCTGTACCTTTTTGTTGTCTGCCTCATTAGGCGTGATAGCCGCAAGGATAGAGAAGCCTCCAAATCCTGCAAGGGCTAGTACGATAATAGTAATAATTAGTTCCATCTTTGTCTCCTATTCCATAAATGATGGTAATATTGTGTCTTTATAGCCGTAGACACCTCCCGGTCCTGTCTCACGATCAACATTCTCAAATGCTGCGGCCCTAGCTAATACTCTTAATGTCGCCATGCCTCTCATTTCATTTGAAGGTATGGGTTGTCTTGTAACCAGCACATTAAAAAATAAGTCAGCCATTGCTGGGTCACGCAGCATAGCCACCATTTCGTCTGCTTGCTTTTTCCTGTACAGCATAAAACTCATCTCTGTGAACACATACCTTGCAGAAACAACTTGTCTGTTAACTGCATACAGTCTGCTTATAACACTGGAGGGAGAAAAACCTCTAACATCATACGTTCCAAAACCAGCAGGAGCTTCCGCTCTGGTGTTTATAACACTCATTATTTCTGAAACTCTTATGGCTTTATCTATAGTGCTAATCTCACCTTCAGGAGGATCTGGAAACAATTGACGTAAATTGTCTTTTGATTGGTTTAATGCGTCTCCAAAAGCTTCATGGTCAAATGCTTTAAGCGGTTGTCCTTCAGGGCCTGTTACTGGAGTGCCAGAGAATGCTCTCTCTTTTATTCTCTTAGCCACCATAGTCCGGACAATTTCCATTATATCTTCGTCTTTTACCTTGCTGTCCGGGTCTTGCTTCATTACTGTTATGATCTCGTCTAAAACTTTACGAGTATCATTAACATCCATTCGTCCGGGGGTTAAAATAGCATCAACAAAGTCAGGCACAGTATTAATTTTTGCAACCTGCCCCGTCAAGCTTAGATCCATCGCCCTTCGTGTTAACTCTCTTGCATTTTCAGCTTCAATTGTCAACTCTCTTTGCACCTCTTCAAAGTGTCTGCTTACCTTTCCAAACTTCTTTGCAGCCTCTGCATTAGTGCGTATAAGAGTGCTAAGACTTGTAGCTACAGAATCTACATTTTCATCTATCATATCTCCAAACACACTTTTTATTGCAGCATCTTGAACATTAATTAGAGTTTCATCTTGAGTCTTGCCGACAACTGAAGAAACATCATCTCCAACTTGAGGAGCCTCTACTCTAATTCTTTTCATTTGAGGGAGATCATCATAAGCTCTGCTTACAAGTTCAGTAAGTATGCCACGTAACCTATCTCCTACAAGCATTTCTGTGTTAGTACTTCTTGCTTGCGCCCCCGGACTGTCAGGATTTCTAGGTTTACCGCTTTTAGTAGACATTAAAAACTTAGTCTCCGGGTTTAATTCATATTTAAGACCTTTAGCTCTTCCAGACTCACGCTCAACAAACTCCCCAAAAAACTCTGTAAGTTCGTCAAATTTTGTTTGTGCAGTACCTGCATCTCTTATGACTCCGGACATATCTAAGTAATTAGACCATGTGTTTGCATCATAGTTTCTAACTATAGGGTCGTCTTTCTTACTTACTTGTCTTCCAGAAAAGAGTAACTTACCTATTTTAGAGTCTTGTCTAGCAATGTAGTCGTTAAGATAATCCTCGCGTAGTACCTTAAACTTTTCTGCAGTGGTTCCCTCTGTAGCGCCCCTCTGTGCATCAAACGCATTAAGCGCATTTTCAATGTCATCTTCTATTGCTTTATGCAAATCAGCGTATTCAGATTTCTGTGCCTCATCAGCAAATCTCTTTTGCCTTTGAACCCCTCTAGCAATACGATGTAGATTTCTTACGCTTATCTGTAGCTCTGGAACAGTATCATCCATCCCTTTTAAAGCTGTATATGCGGCATAGTAACCAGCTTTATTTGCATCTTTCATAAATTCTTCAAATGCTTCATCAATGGCCGCAATTTCCGCAGCGTCTTTACCTTGTTTCTGGGCATTAAAGTATTGTTCAAGAAGCTTTTTAATCTCATCATCTATTAAGCTTTTAACTCTTTTAACATCACCAAGATCTATACCTTCCTTTGCAAAGCGTTTAGGTCCCGCGTCTGGTGTTGGTTCTTTGTAAACAAGCTGCATTACTTTATGTACAAGCTGCATATCTTGGGCTTTTACTTCTTTAACTTCGTCAAAAAATAAATTAAATCGGGTTGTAAATGTTCTGTGAATACCATCAAGAAAATCTGTAGCTAGCTGAACAAAATTATCAAAGGGTTCATCAGAACGCGCAGCATGATGTCCATGCTTGACTACTGGACTGTCTTCCCAAATATCACCGGCCATTGCTCTAGCTGTACCCGCAAGCTTAGTGACTTCGTCTAGCTCTTGTCTTGCAGGGCCTAGATGTGGAAATAGTTCCATATTTCCTCCGGAGCGTGTTAGGTATCTAGGATCAAGTTTTGCAATCAATTCAAAAAGCTCTTCTTCAATACCAGAAATTTCATCCATCAAACTTTTGTTATTGCCCGCCCTTGCCCATAGACTTGGTAAGTCACGGCCACTTGCTTCTATATCAGCTATGTCCCTCGTAATATTAGCTTGCATCTCAGTAATGTCTTTAACTCTTTTAGTTACAAGGCTGAAAGCAGCAGTTTGAAAAGCCTGTACTGCTTCAGGTAAGAGGTTAGGGTCCGCTCCTTCAGGTAACAGACTATCTAACAATCTCATCGTTGAGATTAACTGATCTAGCTCAACTCTTGAAGCAGATATTGCATCTTCCAAAACATCTAATTTTATGCGCCCAACACTATTGGTAAGAGTAGTGCTTCCTTTGTTAATTTCTGTTAGGGCTATAAGAGGCGTTAATCCAGTAAGCGCATCTATTGTAGTTTTAAATTGATCATCGGTCACGCCTAATTCATTTAACTGCTTTTTAAGCTCTCCAAGATTTGCCATGCGTACCGCGATTTGATTTCCTATGCCTACACTATCTGCAGCTTTAGCTATGTCTTTTAACAGTCTTCTCTCAGCGCGAGTTGCAAGCTGACGAACTTGTTGACCCTTTCGGTCGC